CAAGCCGATATCTCGCTAGTAGAGTACTACCCATGGATACCTCCTTATCTTACCCTGTGATTGCACTCGCAGCAGTAGTAGGGAAATTGAGTTATGCGCATGTTAAGTTGTGGTGGAACGCTAAGAAGTTGAAGGACGTGTACATTGAGCGCGCTGCTGAGGTCCAGATCGAGTTTGAGAATGTCATCGAGGAACAATCCGAGGCGTTTGCTGAGGCCCTCGCGGCATCTCCTGAGAAGACCGTGCGGCGCCACAAAGGTGTGTTCCGACATTTCCTAGTTACCTCCGGCAAGCTAAAATTTGGCTGTCCCACACGTAACGAGGCTAATCTGCAAGTGGTTCGTAAATATCTATATGATGTTTGTAAGGATCATGGATTGGTGGCCCGCCACATCGTTGAACACATCGATGTAGCCACCGAGTTGATTTTTGTCCCGTCTCGCAGTGAACTGCTTGCTTTGGCAACTTCACACACTGAGCTATCAAAGATCCGTGCAAAGGTCAAGCGGGACCTAAAGGGCATCAGCCCTACCATCGCATGATGGGGCCCAGATAGGAAGGAGGGGATGGACACCGTACCCGGTGTCTATCCTGGTATCACTCCTGAATATTCGGGTACTATCAAACCCAGGAGAATTTTAACGATGAGTCGATTCCTCCTTGGTCATGATATGCAGACTCACAACAACAGCTTAGCCAATCTTCGTCGGGGGGTTGGTGAGCGTGTTCTGTTCCGCGACAGAGCTCTAACCGAGTGTGTTCCTGACACACCCGGCATTTTCGTGGAAAGGTTAGCATCATACCGCGACGCCATTGTTCGAAGGATAGGTTTCCAATCCCCTGTGACCCACAGCCAGTTTGTGGATTTCTACAAGGGACCGCGGAGAGCTACTTACCAACGAGCCGTGGATGGATTGGCCATCATGCCTCTCCGCCCCAGAGATGCTTACCTCAAGACTTTTGTCAAAGCAGAGAAACTTAACTTCACATTGAAACCGGATCCGGCCCCAAGAGTAATCCAGCCGCGAGACCCTCGGTATAATGTTGAAGTTGGTAAGTTTCTACGTCCGATAGAGCACAAAATGTACAATGCAATCGATGATCTCTTTAAATCTCCTACCATTATGAGTCAGTACAACGCATACACTCAAGCTAAAATTCTCCATGACAAATGGGTGAAATTCCGTAGGCCAGTGTGTGTGGGTTTGGACGCCTCCAGGTTTGATCAGCACGTTTCCAAGCAAGCCCTTCAATTCGAGCACTCTATCTATCATAGAATATTTAAGAGTGCGGAGTTGCGGAGTTATCTGAAGATGCAGCTGGTTAACCGAGGATACGCTCGCGCGAATGATGGTGAATTCTCGTATGTTAAACATGGATCAAGGATGTCAGGTGATATGAACACTAGTATGGGTAACAAGATTATCATGTGTCTCATGTCCTTGTCGTACCTTCAAACGCTGGGAATACCATTTGAGTTCGTAAATAATGGTGACGATTGCCTTATATTCACAGAAGAGGGGAACCTGCAAAAACTTAACGGCATGGAGGACTATTTCCGTGCCTTTGGATTTGACATAGTACGAGAGAAACCGGTAACTGAGTTCGAACAAGTGGAATTCTGTCAGACCAAGCCTGTCCAAGCCAATGGTATTTGGAGGATGGTTAGAAATGTCAGAACATGTCTATCAAAAGATCTAACCTCAGTCAATCTCGGTCATGACGTACAGGAATACCAAAGGTACCTAAATAGTATAGCTGATTGTGGTCTTGCAACAGCTGGTGACGTTCCAGTGCTGGGAGAGTTTTACCGAATGTTGAAAAGGTTCGGTAAGGAAGGCCGATTTGCAGGGTCCTGGGATAACGAGTATAGTTATTACCATCGT